GTGTGGCACGCCTGCCAGCAGCCAATACCCGACAGCGACCCGCCGCAGCCCAAGGTGCCCTGCACGCTGGCGCAGGTTGAGATGGCCTTCGCCCGGGCCGACATGACGCCGCAAGACCCGTGGGTGGCGATGCAGCGCCTGGGCCTGCAGATCGTGCAGCCCGAGCCGCAGCAGATCGACCCCGACAACGAGAATCCCTCGTTCTGACGGCAGGGCATCATGGCAAAATCACCCGCATGGCAGCGCAAAGAAGGTAAGTCTGAGGCCGGAGGCTTGAACGCCAAAGGCCGTGCTTCCTACAATGCTGCAAACCCCGGTAAGCCGGGGCTGAAACCTCCGCAACCCGAAGGCGGTCCTCGTCGTGATAGCTTCTGTGCCCGGATGAAAGGGATGAAGAAAAAGCTGACGAGTGAGAAGACAGCAAAGGATCCCAATTCTCGCATCAATAAGAGCCTGAGGGCGTGGAATTGTTGACATGAAGCCTGAACTCACCGAGCAGTCGAAAACCATCGTAGACGCCTTGTCCATCGTCACCGTGCTAGGTACACTACTCCAAGCTCTTCCGGCTCTTGCGGCCCTTTTCACCATCATCTGGACACTGATACGGATCTGGGAAACCGACACGGTACGCGGCCTGACCGGGCGTGACAAGGCCAAAGATGCCGTACCAGAGTGAATCCCAGGCTCGCTTGATGCGGGCCGTTGCCCGAAGCACCAAACCCACCACTGGGCCCAAGGCCCGAAGGAGCCCGAAATGAAGCACAAGGCGAAGCCCGAGTCCCCTGCCATGATGAAGAAGGAAGTCGCCTTCATGAAGAAGAAGGGCGCTCCGAAATCGATGCTCAAGCACGAGATGGCAGAAGCCAAGGGTAAGCCGTTCGCCAAGGGCGGCGGTATCGAGTCCAAAGGCAAGACCAAGGGCCGCGTCGTCAAGATGATGGGCGGCGGAAGCTGCAAGTAAGGAGAACGTGATGTACACCAAGGAAATGGGTCCGCCTCCGGTGGACATCGACATGGGCTCTGCCCTTCCTCCGGCGCAGCGCAAGGCTGCTGAACGGAAAGCTGCTGAGCAGACCAAGAAGGACTACCCGCCGAAGCCTCCGAAAGCACCAAAAGCACCCGCCAAAGGCTACGCCAAGGGCGGCAAGGTCCGTGGTGCAGGTATCGCCCGTCAGGGCGTCAGACAATGCAAGGTGGTGTGAAATGGCATACAGCAGAACCGCGTACACCGGCCCGGTGAAAAACCGGGGTGAAGATGACCAGGGGCGGGCCCTCGTTAGCCGCGAGGAGCTTGCGGACTTCCGGCGCAAGTACGGCTCCGACAAGACTCTCAGAGATCTTCTGAACGCAGATCGTACCGGGCGCGTGCCGTCAAGCTCTTCTGATATGCGTGCCCGAGGGCCGCAAGAAGCAAGCACTGCTCCGTCTGGCCGTGCTGAGATCCCTGGCGCCCCCGCCAACCGTCCCGAGCCTTCTCCTCCGTCTAGGATGGAGCGCGTAGCCTCTGGTCTCAGTGATACCGCCAAAAAAGCCCTGATGGCTGCGGGCGCCACGGCGGCTGCTGGTGGGCTTGGGTACGGTCTCTACAGGACCAAGAAGGCTCGGGATGCTGCGGAAGCCCTGCGTCGTCTGGATGACCCTGCGGTGGAAGCCGCCCAACGAGCCGGGGCTGAACGGCGTGCTATGTCCACCCTGAAAGAAGGGCTGGCGAAAGATCTGGCGCAAGACATCGGTTCTGGCTCTGTTGGGCGCAGCACCCCCATGAGGTCTACGGCTACCACCACCGACACTGGACGCAGGTTCACACCGGCGCAGGAGATGGAAGCAGCGACATCTACCATGCGCGGTGCAGTGGGGCGCCGCCAAGTCCAAGAGGCGCGGACGGCGCGGGAACGGTCGCAAGCCGCAGCAGAAGCCAAGGCAGAGAAGCCTATCCTTCGGACGGAAAAGGCCAGGATGACCCCGCGCTCCCGCACCCGGGACGAGGAGGATGTGGAGTTCCGCAAGGGCGGCAAGGTCAAGACCTACGCCTCTGGTGGCAGCGTCAAGGGTTCGGGCTGCGAGCGGCGCGGCCTCAGGCCGTGCAAGGTGTACTGATGCGCATGTCTCGCGGCATGGGCGCCATCCGCCCGGAGTTGAAGAAGCCCAAGGTCATCCGCCGCAAGGACGGTGACAAGGTGGACCTCTACGCCGAAGGTGGGGAGACGCGCTCGCGCCCCCAGAACCCATCCCTGTGGTCCAAGGTCAAGGCGGAAGCCAAGGCCAAGTTCGATGTGTACCCCAGCGCCTATGCCAACGCCTGGGCAGCGAAGGAGTACAAGTCCCGTGGCGGTTCGTGGGCCGGTGCAGACAACCGGGTGAAGCGTGGCTAAGGGCGGGCTCGGCAAGTGGTTCGGCGAGAAGTGGGTCGATGTGAAGACCGGGAAGGCGTGTGGCCGCTCGGGTGAAGAGAAGTCCTCGCGTGCTTACCCTGCTTGCCGCCCCGCTGCCGCCGCCAAGAAGCTCTCCTCCGCGCAGCGCAAGACGATGGTGGAGCGCAAGACAGGGCCTGCTAGGCAGTCCTGGCCGGTGAGTCCGTCAGGAAAACGAAAGGGTGCATGATGGCAAAGAATTGGATCGCAGGGGCGATCAAGAAGCCTGGGGCGCTCAGGGAGTCTTTGGGCGTCAAGAAGGGTGAGAAGATCCCAGCGGGTAAGCTCGCTGCCGCTGCCAAGGCGCCGGGTAAGATGGGCCAACGTGCGCGGCTGGCACAGACCCTGAAGAAACTGGGAAAGTGACATGACCACTTCCGGGACCACCGCATTCAACCTCGACCTGAACGAAGCGGTCGAGGAAGCCTTTGAGCGTTGCGGCGCAGAATTGCGTACAGGATATGACCTACGTACAGCGCGGCGGTCTTTGAACCTCCTCTTCGCAGACTGGGCCAACAGGGGCGTGAATCTCTGGACTGTGGGACAAGGTACGATCAACCTGACGCAGGGTACGAACACCTACAACCTCCCGCAGGACACGGTTGACCTCATCGAGCATGTGATCAGAACCGGCGCGGGGAACGTCTCGACCCAGGTCGATCTCACCATCACGCGTATCTCCGTCTCGACCTACTCGTCCATCCCCAACAAGCTCCAAGAGGCGCGGCCCATCCAGGTCTGGATCAACCGCCAAGCCCCGACGCCTCAGATCACCGTCTGGCCCACGCCAGACCAAACCGGCGTCTACCAGTTCGTCTACTGGTACCTCCGCAGGATCCAAGATGCGGGCACCGGTGGCACCTACACGCAGGATGTGCCGTTCCGCTTCCTTCCGTGCCTCGTCTCCGGGTTGGCCTATTACTTGGCACTGAAAGTGCCGGGTGGCATGGAGCGGTTGCAGACGCTGAAGCTTCAGTACGATGAGGACTGGGATCGCGCCAGTTCTGAAGATCGTGACAAAAGTGCCGTGCGGTTCGTGCCCAGGCAGATGTTCATCGGGTAATCATGGCAAACCGCTTCGCAAACGGTAGAAAAGCGTTTGGCTTTTGTGATCTGTGTTCTTTCCGTTTTGACCTGAAAAAGCTCAAGAACCTCGTCGTCAAGACCAAGCAAACACAGATCAAGGCATGTCCTCAGTGCTGGACGCCTGATCACCCGCAACTGCAGCTTGGCCTTTACCCAGTTTCCGACCCACAGGCCATCCGCGACCCGAGACCAGATACCAACACTTGGTACCAGTCGGGGGCCAACGGACTGCAGGTCGATCCGACCCCTGGCACTGGGCCGTTCCAAGACGGCTTCCCTGGCGAGGGCATGCTGGTCATCCAGTGGGGCTGGAACCCCATCGGCGGTGCGCAAGGCTTCGTGGATCCCCTGACCCCCAACACCTTGGTGGGCAAGGGCGAGGTTGGGCAAGTCAGCATTCCATAAACCGCCCATCGGCGGTATCATCTACACGGGCGCAGCCCGAAGGAGTGAACGATGAAGACCATGTCCCCCAAGCAGGCCGTCCACAAGCACGAGGCCGCGATGCACCCGGGCAAGCCCAAGACCAAGCTCGCCAAGGGCGGGGTCACCAATGAGGGCCTGAAGGCCATGGGCCGCAACATGGCCCGCGTGTCCAACCAAGGCGCCGTTGGGCGCAAGGGGAAGTGACATGCTGAAGGCCAAGCCCGTGCCCACTCCGGTGATCAACGCCCCCGCGCCCATGCCGCGCATGGTGGTGGGCAGCATCTCCACTTCTCCGGCCCCCGGCCCGAAGACGACCGGCATCAAGATGCGCGGCGCTGGTGCAGCGACCAAGGGCGTCATGTGCCGAGGCCCGATGGCCTAAGCCATGGACTACGCTGCGCTCCAGGTTGCCGTTGAGGACACTGTCGAGAACACGTTCTCGTCGGTTGACTTCGCCAATCTGACTCGGCTTGCCGAGCAGAAGATCTACCAGACGGTCCAGCTTCCGATCCTGCGGAAGGACGCTACGCTGCCCTTGACCAGCGGTGTGCAGACGGTCAACCTGCCAAGCGACTTCCTCGCAGCGTACAGCGTCGCGGTGTTCTCCACGCTCCTCGGGGGCGGCGCCCGCGATTTCCTCCTGAACAAGGATGTGAACTTCATGCGGGAGAGCTACCCGAACCCGGCGACGACCGGCACACCCCGGTACTACGCGCTGGACGGGACTGCCACGGGCAACGCGCTGCTCCAGAAGATCATCCTCGGCCCCACGCCCGGTGCCAACTTCAGCCTGGACCTGAACTACTTCTACCAGCCGGAGAGCATCGTCACGGCGAGCAATACGTGGCTGGGCGACAACTTCGAGTCGGTGTTGGTGAATGCTGTCCTGGTGGAAGCCGCCCGGTTCATGAAGGCCGAACAGGACGTTATGGCGATGTACACGGCCCAGTTCAATGACTCCATCCTGTTGCTGAAGAACTTGGGCGATGGGAAGAACCGCATGGACGCCTACCGCAGCGGGCAGGTGCGGACGGGGGTTCGGTAATGCCTATCCTCCAAGGAATGTGCTCCTCCTTCAAGCAGGAGTCTTGGCTGGGCATCCACGACCTGGATACTGATGTCCTGAAGCTCGCGCTGTACACGGCCACTGCGGATCTGAGCCAAGCCACGACGGCGTACACCCTCACGGGTGAAGTTGTCGGCGCCGGGTACAGCGCAGGCGGCGAGATCCTCACCGGGGTCCAAGTGCTTCTCTCCGGCACCACGGCCTACGTGGTCTTCAACAACCCTACCTGGGCGGGGGCCAGCTTTACCTGCCGTGGGGCGCTGATCTACAACACCAGCAAGGCCGACC